CAGAAAAAAATGGATGGGGTTCTTGTGGAGAAGCTACTGGCAAAAAACGTGCAAATATGATAGCATCAAAATCAAAACTAACAAGAGACACAATAGCTCGTATGGCTTCGTTTAAGAGACATCAACAACACAAAGACGTTCCATATACAGAAGGGTGTGGAGGTTTAATGTGGGATGCTTGGGGAGGTTCTGCAGGAGTTAATTGGGCAATAAGTAAACTTAAACAAATAGATAAAAAATAAAACTATGGAAACTATAAAACACTTATTAGGTTTTTGTGGAGAACATTGGCATCCTAACTTATTTACAATTTCAGTTACATTAATTATATTAAAATTAGTTTATGAAAAAAATATTAGCAAAACTTTTTGGAGCAACTGGTTCTAATATAGCAGAAAAAATATCTAACATTATTGATAAACATACTTTTAGTAAAGTAGAGAAAGCTCAATTTGAAAAAGAGATGCAGGAAATATTTATTAAAGCTGAATCGGATATACAACAAAGTGTTACTGAAAGATGGAAAACAGATTTAAATTCTGATTCATACCTTTCAAAAAATGTAAGACCTATGGTTTTAATATTTTTAATTGTAAGTACAGTATTAATGGTTTTTATTGATGCTGGTGCTATTAATTTTAATGTAGATAGTGAATGGAAGGAATTACTTAAACTATTGCTTACAACTACTGTAGCAGCTTATTTTGGTGGTCGTAGTTATGAAAAAATAAAAAGATAAATAAATTTTTATATATTTGTCTGGCTTATAGCAAAACTTGCACAACCTAATAAAGATGGACGGTGCTTGGAACAGGTAATTAAATTATTTCTTTTTTGTAGGCTTTTTTCTTTCTTTTTCTTTTTGTCCTTTTTCTTTTTCTTTCTTTTTAGTTATTATGAATTGTAGATACTGTAAAATAAAAATGTTATATTTAGGAAGCAACCAAAATGGTTACTATTACTTGTGTTTAAAATGTAATAACGTCATACCAACCAATGAAGAAATTAAGCAGAAGTAAACTCATAAAAAAACTTGACAAAGTATTTAGTTTATATATAAGACAAAGATATGCTAAAAATGAAATAGCTCAATGTTTTACTTGTGGCAAAAAAAATCATTGGAAAAAATTACAATGTGGTCACTTCCAAAGTCGTAAACACTATTCAACAAGATGGGATGAAATAAACTGTCAAGTACAATGCGCAGGTTGCAATGTATTTAAGTATGGGGAACAATTTATTTTTGGTAAAAATCTTGATTTAGAATATGGAGCTGGATGTTCAGAAGCACTTTATTATAAGGCAAAACAAATAACTAAATTCTCTACACCTGAAATAGAGGAGTTAATAACTAAATATAACTTGTTAATAAACGACTTAAACTAATTTATATATTTATAGTGTTCTGTACATTTGTCTTTGTCAAGAAAGGGGGTTAATTTTATTAGCTCCTTTTTTTTATTAAATATTTTGTGTATATTTATAATTCATTTAAAAATAAATATATGACAAAAGAAAGAACAATTTCCTATCACGAACATTACGTTCAAGTTGGTTTTTATCAAAACTTTATCAAAGGTAAAGAAGAAGAAATCCAAAAACTTAAAAAACAATTACAATTTACTTTAGAAGCAAAAGATGTTTTAGAAGCTAAATTGGAAGTACAATCGCAAAATCTACTGACATTATGAACAAAGAAAAATTAAAAGAACTTTACGAGAAGTACGAATTAAATCCTAATCACTTTTTTAAACATCAACACTACACAATAATTACTCGTGCAGGAATTGATGCTATACAAGCTAAAGCACAAATTAATATTACTTATGATGTAGTAAAGTGCGAACCTAACTTTGCAGTATTTAAAGCTATTGCAACTAAAGGCGATTCTAAAATAGAAACATTTGGAAGTGCATTAAAAGGTGTAGGGTATAAAGATGGTTCTACTAATTCTTGGTATGTAGCTGAAATGGCAGAAAAACGTGCAATGAGTAGAGGTGTATTAAAACTATCAGGGTTTTATGAACTTGGTGTAATGTCAGAAGATGAATCTGAATCATTCAAAAAGAAAACTACAAAAGAAGAATTAATAACTAAAATTAAGAAAGATGTATAAAGAACATAACGCATTTGAAAACCAAATATTTGACCATTATAGGCAAAAAGCAAAAGAGTTAAATAAAGCAATTAATCTTTTAACTGAACACAATTATACAGTTATTGACCTTCAAGGTAAATGGATTACAAAAGAAAATAATATTAATAATAAATAAGTGATTAAAATAAAAGAAGAATTTAAAAAGTTAATTCCAGCTTTAACTAAAGAAGAATATAAACAATTAGAAAATAATTGTATAGCAGAAGGTATTAGGGAAAAAATACTTATTTGGAATGGTTTTATTATAGATGGGCATAACCGTTATGAAATATCTTTGAAGTGGGATTTAGAAATTCAAACAGAAACAAAGCATTTTAAAGATGAAGAAGCTGTAAAAGAATGGATGATTTTAAACCAATTTGGAAGAAGAAATTTAAGCAATTACCAAAGAAGTGTTTTAGCATTACAACTTGAAGAAGTTTTTAGTAAGAAGGCTAAAGAAAATCAAGGTGCAAGAACAGACATTTCACAGATATCTGTAAAAAGTAAATCAATAGACACACAAAAAGAACTTTCAAAAGTAGCTAACGTATCACACGATACAATAGCCAAAGTAAAAAAAATACAAGCACAAGCAAGTGAAGAAGTAAAAGCAAAACTATCTACAGGCGAAGTAAGTATTAATGCAGCTTATCAAGAAATTAAGAAAGAAGAAAAAAAAGAAGCATATAAATCTAAAGTTATAGAAAATAGAATTGAAACTAAAATTAGTAAAAACATAATAAATGGTGATAGTTTACAAATATTAGAATCTTTAGAAGATGGTTGTATTGATGTTGTATTAACAGATCCTCCTTATGGTATATCTTATAAATCAAATAGATCTATATATGATGATGCTATTACTAAACGTGGTTTATTAAATGATGGTAAAGATGAAGCGTTTAATTTATTAGAAAAAACTTGTAAAGTATTAAGTAGGAAATCAGCTGATAATTCACATTTATATTTTTTTTGTAGTTGGAATGTTTTTAGTGATTTTGAAAGAATTATATCAAAATATTTTACAATTAAAACACCATTGGTTTGGGATAAAGGCAATAAAGGTTCTGGTGATTTAGAAAATGACTGGGGCAATCAAACTGAATTAGTTATATATTGTACTAAAGGCAAAAAATTAATAAATAATAGACGTGGAAATGTTTTAAATGTATCAAGACTACATACATCAAAAATGGTACATCCTACACAAAAGCCAGTTGAATTATTAAAACAAATTTTAGAAGTATCTATTTTAGAAGGTGATTTTGTAGTTGATCCTTTTATGGGTTCTGGAAGTACCATAAAGGCTTGTAACATTTTAAATATTAAATCTTTAGGAATTGAATTAGATAAAGAAATGTTTATTACAGCCAATAATTTTATAAATGAATGATATTAGATTTTTAGAAAATAAATTTTTTAAAGAAATAAAAAAACATATTTTATTAGCTTTACCAAAAATACAATATATTAATTTTAGATTAAGTACTGATGAGGAGGACACAAAATTAAGTTTTGATATGGTTTGTAATATTGATATTTTAATATCTATAAGAATAAGAAAAAATAAATTTAAAGTTTATAATGATTTAACCATAAGAAGTAAATCTAAAAACAATGGTAAAACAGAAATAGATAAAATAATGGATAATAAATCACAAATATATTTTTATGCTTATATGAATGAAGAAGAAAATTTATTAGAAAAAATAAGAATTGTAGATGTTGAAACAATAAAAAAATTAACAATAAAACAAAAATACCAAAAAAGAAAAAATAACGATGGTACTGAATTTAACACATATTTGTTTTCTGAAATAAAAAAAGAAAATGGTGATATATACCAATATGATTATAAAAATTAAATTAATAAATAAATCAATAAATTATGAGTGCAATTATCAATGCAAGTATTAGGGTAGATAAATTACCTAAAGAAAAATTTATCAAAGGTAAAGACGGAGCTGTTTACTATAACTTAACAATTTCAGTAAATGACGAAACAAGATACGGTAACAATGTAGCTGTAATGGATTCACAAACAAAAGAAGAACGTGAAGCTAAAGCACAAAGAAACTATCTTGGAAATGGTAAAGTAGTTTGGACTAACGACATTATAAAGTTAGCAGAAAGAGAAGAAGTAAATGCTTCTGCTCCTATATCAAATGACTTACCATTTTAAGAACTAAAAAACATTTTTTTTTAAGAGGGGTCTAACACACCCCTTTTTTTTATATATTTATGCAAATGCAATTACGACTGGACGAACAACAAACAGAACAATATCTTATAATGCAATCTATTGAAGAAGATTGTAATATAGATATAAATGAAAAATTAGATTACCCTCCTGTAGCTTTGTCGCTTGGAGAAACATTAATAAAAGGAAAAATAAAAGATATGCTTTTGCCAATACCTATTGGAACTTATGGAAACTTTAGCTTTGTACAAGCACCTCCAAAGACTAAAAAGACATTCTTTATATCATTAATAGCTTCCGTTTATTTATCAGACCAAAATCATTTCGGAGGAGATTTAAAAGGTCATAGAGAAGGCAAAGAATTAATCCACATAGATACAGAACAAGGTAAATGGCATTGTCAAAGAGTTTTTAAAAGAGTAGCAGAAATGTCTGGAACATCTGATGGTTACTTGACTTATGGTTTAAGAACTATAAATTATAAAGACAGAATTGATTTTATAGATTATTGTTTAGAACATAAAGCAGAAAATGCTGGTCTACTTATTGTAGATGGTATTGCAGACTTATGTGCAGACGTTAACAATATTGAAGAATCTAATGCTTGTGTTCAGAGACTTATGGAATGGTCAGCTAAACATAAAGTACATATTATGTGTGTGATACATTCTAACTTTGGTTCTGACAAACCTACAGGACATCTTGGAAGTTTTTTAGAAAAAAAAGCAGAAACACAAATACAATTAGAAGCAAATACAGTTAATAAAGAATGGATAACCGTTAAGTGCAAAAGAAGTAGAGGTTATGCGTTTGAGACATTTAGTTTTAAGGTAAATGATATAGGACTACCTGAAATCGTAGGGGATTTATACGACCCATTACAAAACTAAATTATGAAGAATTACTTATCGGAAATCTATAAGAAACATCAAGTATGGATTGACATTGTTTGCTCTTTTGGCTGCAATAAAGAAACTGCAGAAGATATAACACAAGAAATGTACATCAAGATTCAAAAAAGAATCAACAAAGGTTTAGACATAGATTTTGGAGATGACTATAATTATTACTATATTTTTAAAACATTGAAATCTTTATTCTTGGATTTAAAACGTAAAGAAGCAAAAGTGACTACATTATCTATAGACAATATGAGGGATTTTTTAGCAGACTTTGATTGTGCTAACTATGAAGATGTATATGCTACAATACAAAACGAACTAAACAATATGTATTGGTATGATAAAAAGATATTTGAAATAATAGAAGGTGGAGAAAGTATTGCACAACTATCACGAAAGTCTGGCATACCTTACTATTCACTTTACAACACTTATAAAAAAGTAAAAGAGAAACTAAAAAAATTATTATGAGATTAGGAGACTTAATATTTTACTTCACAAAATATACAGGCATTAAATGGCTTGTAGATTGGTATTCAAAAAAGACTGGAACAGATTGTGGATGTGATAAAAGGAGAAAAAAATTCAATGAGATAAAAATTAAAAGATGGTAAAATTTAATAAATATGACTTCAAAGATTGGGAAAACTTTAGGCTTTCAAAAAAATCAACAATTAGCCGTGAAGAATTTAGTATGGTATGTAAGCTGCACTCGACCTATTACAAGCATAAATATTACGAACCTTGTACCTGTAATCCAAAACTAATTAATAAATGGATTCAAGAATTAAACGTAGTATGGGATAATGGGAATTAAAACTATTAAAAAACTTGAAGAAGCTGTTGTTAAATTCTTAAACTTTGATGGCTGGAATTTAGAATGGACTGGAGATGGTTTTAAACATTATGATGCTTGTGGTTTTACACGCAAAGGAAATCCTTGTGTAATAGAAATGAAGTTTCGTAATAAGTATTATGAAGATAAAATGTTAGAGAAGTCTAAATATGATGCTCTAATGAAAATGGATAAAGAAGTAGTTAAACTTTATTTTGTAAATGACCCTAAAGGTAATTACTTGTATTGGTTAAACACTTTAAAACTTCCAGAACCAGTAGATATGTATTGCCCAGATACTACACTATGGACTAAAAAAAGATTACTTAAACCTGTTTATTTACTAAAAGAAAACGAAGCCACAAGAATAAATCTAAATTAGATTATTAAACATTTTGTTTATAAACCAATTTTGTTTAGTTTTATAGAATGATATTACTCATAGACGCAGACAGCTTAATCTTTGCAAGTTGCTACAGAACAAAAGACGAAGAAAACCAAGACCCTTACTATAGAGACATAGAAGATTCTATTGCTAAATTCGATGAACAATATATGAAGATTGTAAACGATTTAGAAGAAGATTACGAAATAGAAAAAGTAATTACATTTAACGGAAGCAAAGGAAACTTTAGAAAAATACTAACACCAGTATATAAAGCAAACAGAAAGAAGCAGGAGTTACCCCCATTACTACACGATATGCACCAATACGTTAAAGATACTTTTGAAAGCAAATTTGTATATGGATTAGAAACAGACGATTTAGTAGCTAAATACTGGCAAACACTATCAAATGAATTTGGAAGGGATAATGTAATGATTGTAAGTATAGACAAGGACTACAAACAATTTCCTTGCTTAATGTATAACTATCACTACAAACATAGAGTAGTATTAGACATAAGCGAACAAGAAGCATTGTATAACTTCTATGAACAAATGATAGTAGGAGATACTGCAGACAATGTAAACTACTTCAAAGGTAAAGGTAAAAAGTTTGCTGAAAGATATTATGCAGATTGTAAAACCAAATATCAATACACAAAAAAACTATACGAACTATTTAAAGAACAATACAAAGGTAAGGCAAGACAGAAATACGCAGAATGTTATAACCTTTTAAAATTAAGAAATGAATAAAGAAAACGAATGGGCTAATGATTTAATCGTTTACAATGATTGGTCAGTACAAAATGAAATAGCAGAAAAAGTAATTCAGCTATCAGGAATAAACATATTTGAAAAAACAAGAAAAAGAGAAGTAGTAGAAATGCGAGGATTATTCTTCTACATATTAAGAGAAAAAGTAAATATGGGATGGACTGAAATATCAAGATACTTTGAGGATTCAGGAACACCTATTAATCACGCAACAGTAATGCACTCATTGAAAAACTATGAGATATACAAATCAACAAATAAAAAGATTCAAGAAATAGAAGAAATGATTGTACTTAAAACAAGTATGAATCTAAAAGGAATAAATAGAGAAAACTATTTAGAAGTAAAATGTAAAGAACTTGAAGAAGAAATTCATAGATTAAAAAACGAAACACCATTATATAAGTTAGTAAATAAAATACCTAAACATTTAGAAGGAGAAGCATTAACAAGAATAGAACTACTTATAAAAGGATGGGAATGGCAATATAGAGATAGCACAACAGCTTATGCAGGAGAATAAACTAAAAGATAAAGCACTACTAAAAGTGCAATCAAAAATATGGGAACAAAAAAGATTCATAAGAGAAATAGAATCCGATGTAGA